GCAAGTGGTGCGGTCTTCACTTGCAACGTCATGCCAGTTGTTCCGTCAATCGGCGGTGCAGCACCTGACGCACAGACAGTTTCACTATCATTCGTGGTAGTAGGAAATCCAAGCGAAACGTTCTAAACCTAACAATCGGGAGACAAAATGAAACTACCAATCACAATTGAATACACCAACGGCGATCAGATAACTTACACGGCTGCACCGCCTGAGTGGGTTAAATGGGAAAAGCACACGGGCAACACCATTGCACAGGCACAGGAAAAAATCGGAATATCCGATTTGGTATTTCTTGCCTATCACGCCATGAAGCGTGAGGCAGCGGGCAAGCCAGTGAAACCGATTGACATTTGGACTGAAACAATTTCTGAAGTCATTGTCGGTGAAGCAAACCCAAAAGCCACCCAGTCGGAAGCCTTGCCAGAGTAGTTTGGGAGTTAGCCCTAGCAACAGGGTTATCGCCCAGCGAATTCGAAGCAGCTGAAGACATTCTGACGGTGTTGGAAATCTTGGAAGGACGGGCAAATGGCAAGTGACGCAATCGCTTACGACAAGGCTGAATTGCGTGCCATTGTCCGTTCCTTTAAAGCCATGGACGAAGTTGCAACCGCCCAAGCAAAACAACAAACTTCACAACTTGCTGATTGGGTTCGTGGCAAAATTGTTGACGCAGCGGGACGTTCTAGGAATTTGCTGGACGATCGTGTTGCAGCAGGTTCAAGGGTTTCCAAATCTTCAAAAATTGGCGAAATCAGTTTTGGTTTTGCCGCCCAAAAACTAAGTGGTGGCGGAACAACGCAACAACTTTGGGGCGGTGCTGAATTTGGTTCAAATCGTTTGAAGCAATTCCCAGTGTGGTCGGGTCGTGAAGGTCGCGGGTCGCGGGGTTGGTTTATCTATCCAACGCTTCGCAGTGTTCAGCCTGAAATTGTTCGTCGCTGGGAAGAATCGTTTTCTAAGATAGTAAAGGAGTATGACTAATGGCTGGTAGTCGCACGCTCAAACTTTCCATTCTTGGTGACGTTGACAATCTCAACAAATCGCTAAAATCTGCAAGCCAAGACGTTGACACATTTGGCGACAAAATGGGCAAGGCTGGCAAAATGATTGGCGCAGCGTTTGTTGCTGCCGCCGCTGCCGCAGCCGCTTATGCGGTCAAAATAGGCATTGACGGGGTCAAAGCGGCCATTGCCGACGAACAGGCACAGACACAGTTAGCCCTTGCCTTAGAGAACGCCACAGGGGCAACCAAAGGCCAAATTGCTGCAACGGAACAATCCATTCTTAAAATGTCACTTGCCACGGGTGTGGCTGACGATCAGTTGCGCCCAGCCTTGGGACGCTTGGTGCGTTCAACTGGGGACATCACAAAGGCACAAGATTTACTTACAACCGCGCTGGACATTTCTACGGCGACAGGTAAGCCGCTGGAAACAGTCGCCAATGCCTTAGGCAAGGCTTATGACGGAAACAGTGCTGCACTAGGCAAATTGGGAATTGGTCTTTCAGCTGCTGAATTGAAGACCATGAGTTTTACACAGGTGCAAAGTCGTCTTTCCGATTTATTTGGCGGCGCGGCCGCCGCTAACGCAGACACTTATGCTGGACGAATTGCCCGCATGCAAGTGGCATTTGACGAAGCCAAAGAGACAATTGGGTTTGCCTTGTTGCCAATACTTGAAAAACTTATGACATTCATCAACGACAATGCACTTCCAGCAATCAACGCATTTTCCAAGGCTTTTAGTCTGACTGAGGGTGAGGGTTTTGGCAAGGTAATCAGCGACGTGGGTTCAACAATTAAGAAAACAGTGCAACCAATTTTTGAAGGCATGAAAGCAATTTTTGACAATGTCAAAACCGCGGTGATGAATAGCAAGGACGAATTTTCAGCATTTTGGGACGTTGTCAAATTTGTTGCGCCGTTGATTGGCACTGCAATTGGTGGGGCAATGAAAATTGTTGGCGACATTGCTGAGGTGGTAATCACAATTATTGCACGGGTATTGGCTGCAATTAAACCTTTATTGAACACCGCCATTGACGGAATCAACTTGATTATCAAGGGTTACAACGCAGTTCAATGGGGCAAGGACGTTCCAACAATTCCGAAGATTGGCGGTGGATCATCATTTGCCACAGGGGGCGCACCGGGGGCAATTAGTGGTGGCGGTTCAAGTACGTTTTCAAGTGGTGGGTCAGGCACGGCAAGTGGTGGGTCAGGCGGAATGACTGGTGGCGGTGTAGCAGCAGCCGCACGGGCTGGGTCAAGCGTTGCAGCGGCAATTGCTGGTGGTGGATTTACTGATTCACAAAATGCAGCACGGTTGGCAGCTGCTGGGGGCGGTGGATTCACCGATTCACAGAACGCAGCGCGTATCAGCATTACAGTCAACGGCGCAATTGACAAAGAGGGCACTGCCCGCACAATCGTTGAAACCTTGAACAATTCCTACTACCGCGGCACTGGTGGTGCAACCGCGCTTGTGGCAATCTAATGACACAGTGGAATCCCATTTGGAAAGTTGAAATTGACGGCGTTGAATACACTGACGCAATTTTGGCAAACCTAACAATCCGCAGCGGTCGGACAAATATCTATGAGCAGGCGCAGGCAGGTTATGTCAACATTCAATTGCTGGATTTGGCGCAAACCATAATCCCAGTCAATATCAACTCAACAATAGGTGTTTCAGTCAAGGATACCGCAGGCGTATTTGTGGCAATCTTTGGTGGCAACGTGGTTGACATTGCCTTGGAAGTGCGTGAAGTAGGTTCAACCGCTTTCACACAAACCTACTCAATCACCGCACTTGGCGCGCTTGCCCGTTTGCCAAAAACGCTGACAAACGGCGTACTTTCCAAAGATTTTGACGGCAACCAAATTGAAACAATCTTGGGTCAAGTTTTATTTGGTTCATGGGCTGAGGTCGCTGGTGCGGTTACATGGGCAACTTATGACCCAACAATTACATGGGCAAATGCTGAAAACAATGGATATGGCGAAATAGATACCCCAGGAAACTACGAATTGGCAGCACGATCAAGTGCCACAACTGACGTTTATTCACTGGTTTCAGCCTTAGCAACTTCAGGCTTGGGCTATATCTATGAAAACGGACTTGGGCAAATTGGTTATGCAGATTCGACCCACCGCACGACATACCTTGCGACCAATGGCTACGTTGACCTTGACGCCAATCAAGCGCGTGGGTCGGGTCTAAGGATTGAAACCCGTGCAGGCGACGTTCGCAATTACCTGACAATAAAATATGGCGCAACCAGTTCCGCTGAGAAAACGGCATTTGACACAACTTCAATTGGTCAATACGGCACACTTGCCCAAATCATCACAACGACATTGCACAACGCAGCTGACGCCGAAAGCCAAGCCGATTTCTATTTATCACTAAGAAAACAACCGCAACCAATCTTCAGCGAAATTACGTTTGACCTGACCAATCCTGAATTGGACAATTCTGACCGCGACAACCTTATTGGCATTTTTATGGGCGAAGCCGTGGCACTCAACAACTTGCCTTTAAATATGAGTTCAGGCGCGTTTCAGGGATTTGTTGAAGGCTGGTCGTTTCAGGCTTCCTACAATCAACTTTCGGTCACTTTGCTACTTTCACCACTTGCCTATTCTTTGCAGGCAATGGCTTGGGACGACGTGCCAATAACCGAAAAATGGAACACCGTGTCGCCGACATTAACGTGGGAATATGCGACAATAGTCGCTTAACGAAAGGAAACTCAATTGACGAACCCAACCTCGAACTATGGTTTTGTTCTCCCGACGTCCACCGATCTCGTAACGGATTTGCCCGCAGATTTTGAAGTGGCATTGCAAGGCGTTGACACACGTTTAAAAGCATTACAACCCGGAACAACACTTGGAGACATTGCTTATTCATCAGCGACTGCAAACACCAACACACGTTTGCCAATTGGCACAAGTGGTCAAGTCTTAGCAGTTTCAGGCGGTGTGCCAGCGTGGACAACAACGGCAGATGTCACACCACTGACAACTAAGGGCGATCTATTTACTTTTGACACCGCAGACGCCCGCCTTGGCGTTGGCACAAACGGCCAAACACTTGTGGCGGATAGTACCGCCTCTACTGGCTTGAAGTGGGCTACACCTTCAAGTGGTGCATTAACAAAAATTGTAAGTGGTTCCTTTACTGCCTCTGCTGGACTAAGCGTCAATAGTTGCTTCACTTCTACATACAAGAATTACAAAGTAATGTTTAGAATTAAAGCATCAACAACGGCGGGAACTATTGCTTGGCGTTGGCGTACAAGCGGAACCGATTTAAGCACAGGCAGTTATTATTATGGTTGGAATCTAACAAATAATAATGCCACTACAACACTTAGCGGTGCTAATGCGGCTACTTCTATTGACTTAGGCGGAATCACTGAAACTTCCTATTTTAACAATTATTCTTACGATGTTTTTGGCCCACAGGCTAATACACAGATACCAAGTTTTTATGGCGGTGGAACTTTTACCAATGCAGGACAACGCGGATTTGGTGGTGGCATAAGTATAACTGTTGGGGCTTATGATGGCTTTTCTTTAATTACTGCACAAAATATAACAGGAGAATATGTGGTGTATGGCTATGAAAACTAAACTTATAGTAAATGCAGAAACAGGCGAATCACAAATGGTTGCGCTAACTACTGAGGAATTAAATCAGCAAGTTAAAGATGAAGCCGAGTATGCCAAAAAAGATGCTGAAACTGCAAAGATTGCTGCCGATAAAGAAGCAGCGCAAGCGAAACTTGCTGCACTTGGTTTGACTGCTGATGATTTGAAGGCACTTGGGCTATAAGTGGAACACTTGACTAAGATGTATCCGCAAGGCACTTCAGCTGCGTTCATTGAAATTGCAAAGGCTGAAATTGGCACAATTGAGGAAGGCGACAACCTCACCAAGTATGGCAAATTTACAAAGGCCGACGGATTACCTTGGTGCGGTTCTTTCGTTAACTGGTGTGCAGCACAAGCGGGCGTCAAGATTCATTCAGTTGTTGGCACTGCAATTGGTGCGCATAAGTTTAAAGAAATCAACCGTTGGTCAAATATGCCGCAGTTGGGTTATGTCGCTTTCATGGACTTCCCACATGACGGCGTTGATCGTATAAGCCACGTTGGAATTGTTGTTGGCCTAATTGACGACAAGCAATGCGTCACCATTGAGGGCAACACCAGTGGCACAGGCGACCAGCGAAATGGTGGCATGGTTATGGTGAAGGTGCGCAACGTTGGCAAAGAGATTGTTGGGTTTGGGATTCCCAAATTCGTACCTTACAAGGGCGAACACCCAACAGTTGAAATACCAAAATCGGGAGTAAAACCGACAAAGGAGAAAACAAAAAAATGGACAAAGCCAAAGCCTTAATCGCTTCATGGGCACGATCATTCATGGCAGCAGCACTTGCCTTATACATGGCGGGTGTGACAGACCCAAAGACACTTGCAATGGCAGGCGTCGCAGCGGTCGCACCAGTTATCTTGCGCTGGTTAAACCCTGCGGATAAGAGTTTCGGGTTAACGGGGAAGTAACTCGGAAACTCACGGCAGCAGCATTGACTTGGGCACTTGCGTTAATGCTGACTGCTTGTGGGTATCAGGGTTGGACACGTTATGAGTGCCAAGAATATGAAAACTGGGCAAAGCCAGAGTGCCAAAAACCAGAATGTATCCCGACTGGAACGTGTTCTGACGACATACTTGGATTCACAACACCACAAACCAAC